ACCGCTTACCATTGGTTTTATCCCAGTAGAGCTTACAAAGGACAATGCCACCACTGATGTTGATTGCATCATCACCTTTGATCATTTCGTTCAGCACACGAGCGTCATGCGAGAAACAATCTACTGAGAACGTCATCGACTTATCGGTAGCGGTATACGTTGCCCACCCGCCATCGGCCTGAAACGGCGTACAGTCCTTTGTGTCCGCTTTGGCGCTGGCCTTCCACGCATGTGCCCCTGCAAGGGGAGAAAGGGCGAAGTAATGGCCTGCTGAAATGCGCACCTCGTCATTTGTGCCAACTGTTCGCGCGGTATTGAAAATGATCATCCCCAAAGGCCAGTACACTGTGTAGTCGGTGACGGTATTCCACGTCGTCCCATCTCCGTCCTGCACTGTAAAGGGCTGAGTGAAGTCCCACGCTTGATGCACGGACGCGACATAGTGGATGTGGTCTCCCAGGTCGGTGCATGTCTCAGCCGAGACGAGAGCGGTTGAGGGGGATGTGGACAACTCAACATCCCCATTAACGCCTGCAATCGAACTCATGGCAGATCCGGCGGTGTGATGGGGCCGCTTCCCTGAAATGAATAGACACAACTTTCGGGGTTTTGTGCGTCCACATTTGGCGCAATATCGTTGAGGATAGCGCTACCTGTAAAGCCATTGGGTACGCCATCGACATTGAGTGTGAGGGGGACACTCTGACCAACCAGCGTAAGGAGATTGGTCTGAGCTGTGTCCGCCATATCCAGCCAGCCGGTGATTTTTGCCGTCCATCGGTTCAATGTGCCAATGTAGACGGCCCAGGCTCCGTCTGCGCCAATGGGAGTGACATCCTTCGTATCGCATTTGATGTCCAATTCCCATTTGCTAGCGTTGTTGAAGGTGACTGCACCATTTTTGAGCGATGCACCCACTCCAGCAAAAGCAACCATGATAAAGCTCCTATCATCCCGGCCTTAACATCCCTTGCAGGGGTGCTAGGGTCGAGATACAAGATGTTTAGACATTATCCAAGAACTTTGAGAGATACTGCGGCATATTCTGTCGTAGCCACTCTGTCAATTTCTTCGTCATTTCACGCCCTTTGACGAAAGAGCGCTTTTTAGCGGGTTGGAAGCCCCACGGACGCCGCCAACCGGCAGGCGTGTTATGTCCTTCATCCACAAATGGATAATATTTGGTAGGGCTGGTAAAGCTGACGGATAGGCCAGCGTGCATCGCATTCTCTTCACCACGCAAACGCCCGGTTTTGCCCTGCGGCGTGGCTTCTTTCCAGGCTGTTTTACCCTCGTCTGAAATTTGCCCGGCGATGCTCACAAGATTTTGTTGAGCCTTCTCTTCGATTTGGTTCAACCTGGAAATGGTCTCCTGTACACCTTCAATGCTGATGCTCACCTTGAAGCTCATGACGTTTTCCTCCTGAGCCACGTGTGAAAACGGATGGCAAGATGCTTTGTGACACCGTCAGGCTGGAGCGGCATCTTCGCGACATCATCCAGTAAAAAGCCCTTCTCAGTCATCTCGAAATCGTTTATCACAAACGTTTGTGTTTCCAATGCCCCTGTGATGGCGTCGAGAATGTCATAACACTGCTTAAAGCCAGATGATGACGTGCCCACCTGTTGACTCCAGATGTGCATCACGAAGAAGACTTCACGGCCTGTATTTTGAAAGGTGTACCAGGGGCGCTCTTCGTGTTCGCCGAAATCGACAAACGGAAAAGCTTGCCCTTCCTTCGGCGGATCAAACGGCCCCGCTGCAAGGCTGGTAAAGGTAGCGTCTGCTTTGAGTACCGCTGTTATCGCTTGCGACAAGGCGGGAAGTGCAGATTTGCCAACAGTTATCGCCATACTACACCTTCCAGACTGACACAGGCTTGAGAACCTCGTACGTTTCCGTATCCAGGTCGATGATGTGATACAAGTCGCCGTTAATCCTGAGCAGGTCCGTTTTGAGCAAGCTCAACGCACCACGCTTGAACCATGCCCGTTGTATCGTCTTGCCATCGAGCCTATCCGCGATGATGCTTTCCCCTGGAACAGACTGAACTGACTCACGGGTGAGCATGCAATTCGCAGTTGCAATCACTGGCCAGTTAATGTTTTCCTTGCCACCTTCGCCGTCATCGTCGCCACCATCATCCCGCAACTGCTCACAGGTGTCTTTGAGCGCCAAGTCTTCAGCTAATGCGGCGAGGGCATCCAGGTCAGCGTCAGTGAAGATGCTCAAAATTCACCTCCCGCTGGTGATGGCTCAAGGAAATCGAAATTGATAAAGCCGAATTGCGTAGCCTCGCCAGAGGCACCGATGACGATGCCAAGCGCGGCAAGCTTGTTCTCTGCCCTTTGCAAAAGCGTCTCAATCTGGCTAAATGCCTGAGAACGTTTGGCACTGACAGGCCCAGGGAATGACACATCGAACCGGGCGGCAAGCAACGTTGAAAAGCGCTCCAATGTGAAGTAGTCCAAGAGTGCCAAATATTTCAGCACATTGGCTTGCTCCACGTCAGCAGTCGCGAGGTCTGTCTCAGCAACGCCAAGATAGCGGAGTGACATGTCAATCGCGGCATCATACGCCGCTGTCGTGTCATCTGTCGTAAATTTGGCGTCTGCTGTCAGTTCGCGATAGCGCTCTGTCAGCGTATTGGTTGCCGCCGTCCGGTCCATGTACACTACTCCTCGATAGGCTCATTGTTGCAATTGACCAGACGGCCATTGACAATGTAGCGACCACCAGAAACAGTCTTATCCAGCTTCTTCGGCTCTTCCCTTGTAGGGGGTGCAGGTTGGTCATTGATAAGCACCGCGTCAACCGCCTGCACCTCATTCTCTTGTTTCTTTGCCATCCTATAGGCTCCATTCTGACGGCGCATTGTACGAACTGTGGGCGGTATCGAGGCAAGCGCCATTTGCACGCTCGATCACAGCCAGGCCGTACTCACGTTCCATGAACTGGGCGCGGAGTGGATAGATTTCCATGTCAGCGGCAACGTGCAAATTGCCCTGCACTGCATCCCTGGTACGCATACCGAGCGGTTTCGGCGCGCTGGTGTTGAAGAAGAACACATAGCCAGAAGGCATCCAGTACTTCACAAACACTTCAGCATCTTTGTAGATGCCAATAGCGCGGTCCTCAGTATTGCTCATGTCCAGGTTCTGGCTAAGTGCAGCAGTGGTATCCATGCCAACACGCAAGCGAGCATCATAGTATGGATAGAATCCGGTAAAACCACGTACTGTCGTCTCTAAGCTTTTCGAGATGTACATGCGAGCAGTACCCATCAGATAATGCTCACGTACCGTGTCCAAGCCAGCATCCAGGTCGGTGTTCGCGAAAGCTGACGTTCCCAGAAAGTGCGTATGCGTGCTTCCGTCAAAGCTTGCACCATACGGACTCTTTGGGATGAAGGCAGAGTCAGCATTGTAGAAGGCTCGCAGCGGAAACGAGGTGCTGAACTGAGCCTTATCAAAGCGCCGGTCCACATACGAGGTATTGTTGGTTGGATTGAACAATGTGCGTCTGATGGTTTTCAACAGGTCGCGCTTGTCGGCATCGGTGATGTTGGTCAACAACTGGTCAAGGTCGCCAACGGTTTTGTTCATCATGAAGAGACGCGTCACGCCCCAGGCAATTTGCTTGCCGTACAGCGGGATACCGAGACCAGTGGGCGACTCTTGCGATTTCTGCACGTCCGGGCGGGAAAACTCGTCGGCGTCAATCATGTCAACGGTATCGACATTGCCCCACGTGATGAAGCGCTGGTCGCCAACTGGCGTCACCAGGTCGGCCATCATGTCGGACATGAGCTTGTTGTGGGCAACAAGATAGGCGTTAATCTGGTCATAGAGCGTTGCCTCATCGTACAGATGGAGATAGTCCGTTGCCGCTGCACGACGAGAGCCAATCGTGTCTAAAATTTGCAGTGTTCCAAATGCCACAGCTACACCTCCTTAGTACGACTTCTGAACGTAGATGCGTGTGGCATCAATAACACGGCCAATCGGTGTGGTTCCACCTGTCGAGGTTGCAGTATCAAGGCCACCGGCAGTCGTGCCTGAAAGATAACAGAAGGAACCGGGAGAAAGCGATGCACCATAGCGGAAATTGACATTCCAGTAGAGGCTCATGGCGTCGCCAGTTGAGGCATCGGCAGGTGCAAAGCCATCAACAACGGCGGCAGCGTTGGCGGCTGCACCAGTTGAACGATACACTTTGCCATCTGAAGTCTTGATGTAGCAGGCATCACCGGCGGCAATTGCCTCGCCTGCATAGAGGCCGCTCACACTGCACGTGGTAGGGGGTGCAGCAGTGCTGATTGAAGGTGTTCCGCTCTTTGCGATAGCGGTCATGTTTATCGCTCCTAATCACCCTCTCCACAACATCCCGATGCCCGGGGTGCTGAGGACAAGGTACTAAAAGTGCGCTCTAGATTTTGAAGTAGCTCCCAGAAGCGCGTAGTTTCTTTTCGTAGTGTTTGCTCAAATCTTCCGGCGTGTTACTTGCCGGTTTCGGATTGGGCGCATTGCCTGGACTTGCAAGCGTCGGAATCAGCTTTTTCAGTTGAGCAGCGTCAGCATTCAATTCTTCTTCTGTCTGCCCAACAAGCCGTGCTGCTAGTTCCGCAGGTAAGCCATGTTTTGTCGCGACTTTTGCACGGAGCGCGTCATAGTCACGTTTGGCAATCTCCGCATCCTTCTCGGCAAGTTGTGCTTTTAGTTCATCAATGGCTGCTTGTTGTGTTTTCGTCAGTTGTTCAAACTCACCATTGCGCTGAAGTTGCTCTAGTCGTGCTGCTTCTGCTTGCTGCTCTTGTTCACGGCGCTTGCGATCTGCTTCGCGACGTTTGAACGCTTCGTCTTCCAGCTTCTTAATTTGAGCTTTCAACGCTTCTATTGAGGGACTCTGTTCGCCTTGCAAACTAGAGTTGCCGACATTCGGCTGAGGGTTCTCTGGCTCGTCTCCTTGAGCACCACCAGGAACGGTTGAAGGGTTGTTCTCGTTGCCCATACTGTACAATATCCTCCCTTATTTTGTCAAGACATATTCACAAGTTATCAACAAGTTATCCACATATCATAGGTTTCTTGACTGAGCAATAATCTTCCCATTGGTATCACGAATGATGGTTGGGTTGCTCAGGTGCCATGATGCATACGCATCTTCTATTGATTTTTGGTTATACTGCTTTATAGCTGTGATAAGTTCATCGCCTATATTTTTGGCTTGCGCTGAGTCAAACGTCCCTTTCGGTCCCTCACTCCAGCACATACTTGCCTGTCCCAGAGCTTGAAATACCAATGCTTTTAATTCGTCCATAGCCCTATCCTTTCTTTTTCATCGCCACACGTTTCAAGCGCGGATTTTTGTGTTTGGCTTTTGCGCTGGCATGCCGTGAACTGCTCGCCAGAATAGCAGATGCTGCTTGCTTGGATATGCCCTGCTTACGAGCAATCGATGCAGCGACTTTAGAAAAGCCAGGATGTTTACTTGCCATGAGCTAGCTCCTATTCATTTCTTGCGATGGCGGCATTTGCCATCATAGACGCATACTCTAACTGAGTAAGCGCAAGTGATTGCTCACGTGATGCAGGTGTCAACTCTACAATCAGCAGAGCAAGTTCTTTGGCCTTCTCACGTAAAGCTTGATAACGCTCTTGCTGTCCAGGCTTTGGCGCATGATAGGTAAAGTCTCGCTCAATACGTGCTTTGATATCCATTGATTGCATTTATTTACTCCTCTTTATAGGCTTGCCATTCTTGTCTGTCTTGACCGCGCCGCCAGATGGTGCAGTTGCCCCGCTCTTGAGCTTGGTTGTCATCACGTATGGATTTTTCTTCTTTGTCATAATTGGTCCTCTCTTCGCTCTCCACACCAGACACAGAGATACACTCGATGTCGCGAACCAAACAATGTAATATCTACAAACCGATGCTTGCATTCTCGCTTTTCTTGATGAACAGGAGGTGGAAGTATTGGATAACTGGCTTGTGGCTGTTCACAATCAGAATGATTTATTGCTTGCACTCTCCTTTGCCATACGACGCAATGCATTTCGTACATGAGGTTTATTTACAATCTCATCCCATTCTCGCTCTTCTATTTCAGCAGAGCCAGTATACG